CGCTGACAGAGTTGATTTCGTAACAGCTCCGGCCCTCGGGGTGGCGATAACGTGCGATTTTACCGGCAAGCTGCGGATAAACTGCAGGTTTGCCGAGGACCGCATGAGCAAGGAATGGTTTTTTACTGAACTGTTTTCGTTCGGGATTCAACTAAAAGGATTGGCAGGGAATTAATGCGGTCATTTGATCCTGATATAGTAACGGCATTGGCAGCTATTGAGGCAAGGGCTTTCTGGTTGGTTGAAATGCAGATGGATGTCACGTATTATTTCACTGATTGTGATGTGGATCTTGTTTATGCTGGCAATGTCTACCAGAGTGATCAAGGGCTGAAGGTTGCTAATATTCGTCAAGGTGCTGGGTTTTCTGTTGACAAAGTTAGCATGGAATTTGGCAATGCCGGACTTTGGATGTCCGCCATTGTGTTGAATGAAGATGTAGCCATGGACCCGGTTATTATTCGATATATTATGTACTCGAAAGAAACCCCAGTTGTTGCAGGAGGAGAAACGGCTACTGGCGGTATCGCGTTTGAAGATGGAGATGTGGTATTTGAAAGTGGCGATGTTACATTTGAAGGTGGTGGGGAATATTACAGCTTGATTGGGACTCCTCCGGTGTTTTTTAATGGATTCATTACTGGCTATACACTGAATGAACGAGTGGCAACCTTTACTTTATCTACTGAGTTTATGCTTTGGCGTAAAAAAGCCTTGCGGCTTCCAATGCCATCATGCCCATGGAGTTTTACGGGAACGGAATGTGGTTATACAACACCGGAATTATGGTGTGACCAGAGTGTGGAGCGCTGCAAAGAATTGAGTAATTATGATAATTTTGGTGGGCGGCGATATATAGCCGCTATTGAAGATCTAAAATTATGGTGGGGAGATACAGGGTACGGACAAAAATGAATCTTGCAATGGTTACATCAAAATATATTGGTAAGCCGTTTCATGAATATGGTTGCATTGAGTTAGTAGTCAATTTAATGCGAGACATTGGGAAGCCTTTGCCTGATGAGATCGACGGTATTAATGTAAAAAATTATAATGATTTGGTAAATGAAGATATTAAAAAAGCACAAATTATAATGCTGAAGGCATTTAGAAAAATAGGCAAATCCGCAAATACAAAATATCCTGCGACAGGAGACTTATTGGTCATATTTCAAAAGCATAAATGGGGCATGTTTCCTGCTGTTTATATGGGCAATGGTATGGCAGTGGCTTCATTTATTCGCCGTGGTGTGCAGGCATTTAATTTGGACAAATGGAATCGTCCAATTATGGCGCGGAGGATTGTGTAATGCCACAAGTCGGAGTAGCAGTTGCGATTCAAATTGGTCTTTTTATAGCCGGTAAATTTGTTCAAAATTTTTCTTCTGCTCCTAAATTTGGTCAAAAAAAGGTTAAGACTGCTTATCAACTTAATACAAGATCAAGTCAGCAACCATTACCTGTTTTGTATGGACAATTTAGAATTGGTGTTAATAAGACCTTTCTACATGTTACAAATCCGTATCTTTATATGATTTGCGAATTAGGCGAAGGGCCAATAAATGGTATTGTGCGAGAAGATGACTCTATTTATTCCACAATTGGCACTGAGTTACCCAGCGATAATCCTCCATTGATTTATTTAGATGATAAGTTATGGACTGAATATGGAGATACTGTTTATATTGAATTTTTTAATGGGGCGTCAGATCAAAGTATTTGTTCAACACTTCAAACCGCAACAGAAAAATGGGATCAAACTTTAAGATATACTTCGTACTTAATGGTGCGTTTAGAATATGATCGGGATAAATTTAATTCTGAACCAGAAGTAACAGTCGAAATTCAAGGGACTAAAATTTATAATCCGGTTACGACTGTTACAGAATATTCAAACAATGCTGCGTTGTGTTCTTATGATTATATTACTCGGTCATCACAACGGGGAGGTATAGGGATTGGTTCGGCTCGTATTGGGATTCCGTCTTTATCAACAGCAATAGATTATTGTACTGCCAAGGGGTGGACTTGCAATATGCCAATAGGGGACAACCAGGCTGTATCGGATAATCTGGAATTAATATTTGCAAATTTCAGGGGAGATATTATTCAGTCTGCAAATTTATTGAAGATACGATTTTTAGATCTTAATTATGAATCGGTAGTTATGTCATTAGGTGAATCGGATGTTATTCGAGCGGATGTGATGTTTTCTTCGTTGGAGATAACGCAACCCGATACCGGAGCAAGACCAAATATGATTCGGGCAACTCATTTAAGTAGTGAGAAAAAATATAAGCCGGATGATATTATAACTTCTTCAGCCGAAGCAATTGCTACCGAAGGAGATGTTAGAGAAGTTGCGATTAATTTATTGGGTTTGTCTGAGCCTGAACTTGTGCAAAAGATGTCAAATTATTATCTTGAACGATTGCGATTAAATAAACAGGTGTCATTTGTTGGTGGCAGTAGATGTATGGCGTTGGAGCCTCTTGACTTAGTTTATTTTGACCATACCATGCCGGGTTGGACTGATAAGCTGTTACGAGTATTAAGTTGTCCGATAAATGGTGATCATACTGTTTCATTAACTCTTATTGAGGAATCGGCGACTCTTTACGATGATATTTATAACCTTACAACACATGATTGGGATGATACCGATTTGCCAGGACCGCTTGATACTGTGTGGTCTGTTGTTGGTGTAAGTTATGAAGAGGAAGTTTATTATTATCGTAATAGATCATTTACGAGACTGAATATTGATTTTGATGCACCTGCCGCAGCAGACTATCCTTGGTGGGATTTCGCTGAGATTTGGTTGAAAATAGGCAGTGGGGAATGGCGTTATATGACTCGCAGTGATACCAATTATTCAGTTGATCCGGTAGAGGAAAAAGAAACATATTATTGTAAAATTAGATCAGTTTCAATCTTTGGATTAAAAGAAGATTTTGATTCTTGCACTACTATTACACAAACCATTGTCGGGGCTACTGATGCCCCTGGAAGCTTGTCTGCTATTGTAGCAATCGCAAATGGCGATTCAGTAACTATTTATGGAACTCCGTTAACTGGACCGGACATTGAAGGTTATGAGATTAGATTGGGCATAAGTTGGATGGGCGGTATTTTTATTTCATTTAATAAGAACATATCGCTTCGATTAAATGGTGTTCGTCCTGGAACGCATACATTTTGGGGAGCGGCAAAAAATAATGGAGGTTTTTATTCATCCACTCCTGTATCTGCCACGGTGGTTGTTTTTGTACCTCCTGGATATAGCGAGCTTGCAACTTATGGTTCATGGGCATGGGATTTTTCTGCGGGAACATTTGTTAATACTCAGCAGGTGACGTATGATGGAGCGGATTCTTTAAAATGTTCTCATACAGCAGGGGTATTGACCGGGACATGGACTTCTCCGACTGCCGATCTTAATGCCATTGTAAAAGTTAGGATTTGGGGTGATTTTCGGATTGGATTTGTTAGTTCTGCTACTACCTGGGGTGGAGTGTATGCGGCGAATACATGGGCTACTATTGGATTGACAAAATCGTGGTCGGAGATATTTTCTCCTACAACAGCAAGCCAATTGCGTGCAACTTTACGTTATAAGCAATTGGTCGGTGATGCCTGGTCTGAAATAACTTTTTTTGAATTGCTCTGTGCCGAGGTTGAAGCTCAATATGTATCTGTTGTTATTACAATAGTCGATCCTTCACTGGATGCGAATTTATATTTAAAAGAATTAAACATACTTGCATACGAGGGTCCGCAATAATGGCAATTACAATACAGCTTCAGCAAGTGACAGAAGAACCTGATGGTGTTTATACAGTGACGGTAAATGCCGTTCGAGATAATGGCGACATGGTAATATCAGGGAAGGTTTTTCAATGTCGAAATGCTGCTGAATTAAAAGCGGCTATTAAACCAAAATTCGAACAGTTAGTTGCAGTTGAAAAAAAGAAAGTACTTATTCGAACTCTTGCCCAAACTGTGATTGATGAAATCTTAATAGAGGTAATACAATGAGTCAAACTTTTACAGATAATTGCTATCAAAGCGACCATGTCGCGGTGACGGACATGGCCAATGTCGAGGCGAATTTCGCCGCCTTAAAATCCAGCTTTTCGGGCGCCAGCGCACCGTCAAATCTGGTTGCCGGAATGTGGTGGTTTGATACAACTGCAAATATTTTAAAGGTTCGAAACGAATTAAATAATGCTTGGCAAAATGTTTATGATCTTGCTAATTCGCGAGTATATAGTCTCGGGATAACAATAACGGCAGGCGCTGGATTAAGCGGTGGCGGGATATTAACGGCAGGCAGAACATTAAGCCATGCAGCGCATACCGGGAATGTAACAGGCACAACGGCTTTAACTCTTGCGAATGCAGTAGTTAGTCAGGCAAAATTAAAAACAACGACAGTTTCAGCATCAATAACCGGGACGACCGCCTGGCAGACCGTAACTCTGACGGGTGCGGAATACGGATTTTTGCCGAGGGCTAGACCCAGCAGCACATCAACGGCGGCATATTTTCGCTGGCACGATTATGCAATCGGGTATTATAGCAATGGGGCCACGAGTTTTATCCAGACTTGTCAGTACAAAATAGCGGCGTCTATTTATACGGCCTATTTGGAAATGAGATATGTGAACTCTTCCGGAGAGATATTTTGGATGTTCGGGCTGGTAGACAAGAAAACGCAAAAAACAATATCATTGCATCTGGGTGAAAACCATCCCTGTTTCGGCAACGGTCAAAATCCGGAGGAAGTATCGCAGCCATTTGTTGATTACGACAAAGAAAAATATCAACTCTGTGTTGCCAACCCGCCGCAAGAGCAGCTCGATGAGCTGCGCAAACTGGCAGTAAAACGCAAATGGAAATTGAATGATTTTATCATGCGCCAGTGTGATTTCGACTTGTCACGCTCGGCGGCCTGGCCCCGGGAGAAAGTGTCGGTGGGCTACGGTGCGCCCAAAGTGTCGGTGCCGGAATTGGCCGGCGCCCTGGTAGTGCCATTAAAAGTAATGGTATAAGGAAATACTAAAATGAAACGTTTTATAATATCTATTTTATTGGTTTTGATTTTAACATTACCCGCGCAGGCGCTTGTTTTTCGTGGCTTTACTTCTTTGACGGGGGCTGTATCCGGAAGTATTGATAATACAGATTGCGCCGATATTGGTAACGGTGCTGAAGACGCCGGCGGCATTGTTACTTTGCAAAGCGGGACTGTATATTTTTATTACTTCGATCAATCTGCAACAAACGCCACGAGTTCTCCGACATATATCAGATGCAAGAATTATGCGACTTCCGGTGTATGGATTAAATTAAGTTTGCCTGATAATGATATTGATTCAGGCCATTATACCGATGGATCAATTGATGAAGAGCATCTTAATATAGCTAATGCCCCGACTGATGAATATGTCTTAACTTATGAATCTGATACTACTAATTTCCAATGGGTCGCGTTGGCTGGTGGCGGCGATATTACAGGGGTTGGAGAGTGTACCACTGGAGACTGTACAGACGATTTTATAAATGGTACTGACTTGGTAGACGATGCGGCTGATTCTGAGCATTATACAGATGGATCTATTGATGCTGTCCATCTTGCTGCCGATGTAATAGACGAAACAAAACTCGCCGATAACAGTCTTGATTCCGAGCATTACAATGATGATTCTATCGATGAGCCTCATTTAAATGTATCAAATGCGCCAACTGACAACTACATTTTATCATATAATTTAGCTGGGACAAATTTCACATGGATCGCCGCCGGGGCTGGTGACATTACAAATGTTGGAACTTGCACGGATGGCGAATGCACGGCTGATTTTATAGACGGAACTGATATTGCGGATGAGGCGATTGATTCCGAGCATTATACAGATGGCTCTATCGATGAAATTCATTTAGATGTAGCCAATGAGCCTGTTGATGAATATGTATTAACTTACGAGGCCGATACCACTAATTTCCAGTGGGTCGCTGCTGGCACTGGTGACATTACAAATGTTGGTGAATGTGCCTCTGGAGACTGTACGGCTGATTTTATTAACGGGACCGATATAGTTGATGCCTCTATTAGCGATGAACATTTGGATGCGGTTGCCGGGCCAACTGATGAGTATGTGCTTACATGGGAGACCGACACGGGGCAGTTTGAGTGGGCGTCATTAGCGGGTGGTGGTGATATAACAACGGTTGGAACTTGTTTAACTGGTGACTGTACGGCTGATTTTATAGACGGAACCGATATAGCCGACGATGCTATCGATTCGGAGCACTATACAGATGCCTCAATTGATAAAGGACACCTTGCGGCAGATGTAATTGATGAAACTAAATTAGAAGATAACAGTCTTGATTCTGAGCATT